AATTCTTGAACTGCGCCCGAACCGTTCGAGTAAAATAATTTCCAGTTTGCTGCGGTTAATTCTGAAGCCGCTACCGCGCTCCAACTTGGGACCGATCCGTCCGATTTCAGAACGGTATTAGCTGAACCAATTCCGAGCCGCGTTAAGGTGTTCGCGTCGCTCGCGTGACGATATACCAGATCGCCCGCCGTAGTCATCACCGCGTTCGCGCTCATTGATTGATTCCCGGTCAAACCCAAAAGCGAGTTCCAGAGAGTGCTAGTAACGACGGTCCCCGTAGGTTGATCGGTCGGTGTTGTCCATGCCATGATTTAACTCCTTAAAATCCAAGTTTTGTCGTAGTGCCAAGAGCCCCGGTGTCCAATGTCCAATATGGAGATCGCCCGGTGGTCGACTCAAGTAAGAATTTTGTCTGAAAATCCTCCGGGTTGATCGAGTGCTCGACCCCCGAAATGAAAACTTCTTCAGTGACCGTCGTCCCTCCCGGGGGCGGGTCATAACTGATCGTGATTCGGTCCCGGATCTGCCGGGTGAGCGCCTGAATCATTAGCGCATTATTCGCCCGGGGGTGAATCGTGATACTCCTCACCCTGAGCTCTGCGTCCTTGAATGAATCGATATAAAGCTGCGCTATGTTGGCCGTGTCCGAGTCGTTCGCGTTATATAAACCAGTCAAAGAAAAAGATCGGATCCCGTAGTCGCTTTGGCTGTCGCTATCGGTTGCGGTTTGAGCACTCCCACCGATCCGGGTGAGAGATACGTCGTTCTTAATAAGGTCCGAGGAGTAATCGATCTCGAACGTGTCGACCGGTAGCGCCGAGGTCCCGAACGTGGCTTGACTTGTGTTGCTCCGGGTGTTGGTGCTGAGTGACTGCCGATCTTCAAATACGACTTGATTCGAGGTGTTGCAATACAAAGCCGACGAACCGCCTCCCTCGGACTTGTCCATCGTCTGCAAGGCCGTTAGTGCGTTCGCGTTCGACAGTGTGACCGCTTGCATCGTGCCTTGTCCTGCGTCTAAGTCCCGGGGGATGACGCTCGCACTGTTTAAGATATCCCCGAACCCTATCCCGGAGAGTCCGGCCGTGGTGGTGGTGCTGATCGTTGCGTTGTTGAGATCTTCCAAAAAGTCGGACGCCCTAGGCGTGGCCGTGGCCTCGTTCGGGAACTGATAGCCGAATCCCCACTCCCTGATCACTCCCTGATAGAGATCATATTCGATCGAGTCATAGGTCGCCTTGATCCTCATCCAACGCCCGGGCTTGATCTGCCCGTAGTAGGCCCCGGCTGCATAATTTGGATCGTAGGTGCGGGCTGTATTGGATAACGTCACGACCGCACTCCCCGCCGAATACTCATCAAGCTCGCGACGCTTCCCCCGGGTAATTGAAACCCTCCGGGCGTCGCTAGATACATCCGACCAAGTGGCCGCAGTGCCTAGAGTGGAATACCCGAGGATCGCAGTGCCGAGCTCGAACCCGGTCGAACTTGCGCCCGCCGTGAATCGGATCTCAGTGGTGATCGTCGGCATTGCTACGCTCATGACTGCGTACTCCCTGACGATAGGACCGGGCCGGTCTGTTTTGCTGCGGTGTTAATAGCCTCGGCGATTGCTTTCCCGAGTGCTGCCTCGTCGTGCTCCCAGATCCCGGCCTTCACTTCCACGACGATCCCCTTATCGATCAACTGCTGCCCCGTGAAGGCTCCAAACTGGTCACCGTTTCCGAAGTTAATCCCGTTACGCCCTAACCCGGCGGCTCTCTGCGCCGAAGTGGGCGGCGAGTTGTTGATCATTTGCATATTCCCGGCGCTGTCAAAATAGGCATTCGTCACCCCGGCGCGGGCTAGCTGCTTGTTTCCTTCTTCCTGCATTTTTTGAGCGGCTGCGATAATCTTGTCCGCTGCTACTGCCGCGGCGTCAGCCTCAGCCTCCCGGGCCTCGGTGAGTTTCTCCTCGTCGGCGATCGTCTTGTGAATTGCGTCCCGTAGTGAGTTGTATGCATGACCCTGATCGAATTGGGCTTCGATATTTTCCATTATTGCGAGCTCATTGTCGGCGATTGACGTCGAGAAGTCGGCCGCGGTTTTGTTAAATTGTGCGAGCCGTTTATCGCGCTCGGTTAGTTCTTTAGTTTCTTCGATAATGAGAGCACTCGCCGCGGCTGCCGTGGCTGCAAGCTCCTCACTCGCGAGCTCTAACCCACTGATCGCCACTTCTGCGGCTTCGGTTTGTGCTTTGAGCCGGGGGAGCTCGATCTCGTTCAGCGGCTTAATGCCTAGGCGTTCGGCGATGTCGTCCGGGATAATCCCGATCAAGTCGTTAACGGTTCGGATCACGCTATTAGCCCAACCCTCGACGGTGTCAATCATCCCGTTAAATACGTCCCGCCACGTCTCGGAGAAGGCTCGGGCAATCTCTCCGAGTTTTGACAGTGCGGCCCCAAGAAATGGAACTTTCTCGGCTACCTTGAACAACTCCTCGCCCACGAGGATCCACATGTTGATCAGTATTTTAATTATACCGATCAGGATCTCGCTCGGTATTCGTAAAATATTGAACGCAACCCCGATCCCTTTAAGAGCCGGGCCGAGTACCTGAGCGGCGATCATCGCGACTTGAGTAAATTTTTCGATCAGTGGAATAAGTACCGGTACTAATGCTTTACCAATCGCGAACTGTATCCCTTGGAATGCTCCCTTTAACTTCGTGAGCGAGTCCTGATATTCTGCGGCACTGTCCGCGCCCTCTTGGTCGAATACTATCCCCAGATCGTGCGCCTCCTGACGCATATCCGCGAGCCCTTGTTTTCCGGCTGCAAGCATTGGGAGCAACTGCGTCCCGGCTCGACCGAATACCTGTTGAGCGATTGCCGATCTTTTGGAAGCGTCCTCAACCCCGGCGAGGGCTTCAGTCATGATCCGGAATTGCTCCTCTGGTGACTTACCCGCCACGTCGTCCATATTGACGCCTAGGAGCTCCATAGCGTCGACCGCAGTACTCAGGCCCTGCTCTGCGTCGAGTAGAGTCCTCTGCATACGCTTAACGCCGTTCTCCATTGACGAGATAGAAGTCCCCGACAATTGCGCGGCGTGACGTAATTCACTGAGCGCTACCGTGCTGAACCCGGTCCGGAGTGCCATCTTCTGCACTTCATCCCCTGCCTCAGCAAAGGCCGAGATCGAACTCTTGGCAAAAGCCGCAACCCCGGCAACTGCGGCAACGCCCACAGCGGCCCCCACAGCGAGCGCAGCGCCCTTCACGCCCCCAAGGTTAGACGTGAGGCCCTTGAGCCCCCGGTTAGCCTGTGAGGCGTCGAGTTTGGCGACTAGGTTCGCGACGTTACTCACTCGGTGCGCCCTCCGCAACAATGCCGATCCGCTTCAGTAGAGATACATCCTCACCGAGTAGCTGACTCGGTAGGCATGAATAACGCTGACACAAATTATCGATCATCTTCGCTTCCAATAATTCCACGGGCTCCGACACTAGACGGCCTTGAGCGTCGGCTGCTCCGCCGACGTGCTTCCATTTAGCGATACTTGATCGGAGCCCTTCCGAGGGTTTGAGACTTGATCGCTCCATCCACTCAGGATCGCGGTCGCTAGGTCCGGGGGGAGCCTGAGCATCCCGTCGCCGTCCGCCGGGAGTGCCCCGGCCTCGTCCTCTAAATCCCAACGGATGAGCACATCGTCGCCGAACCTACGGAACCCGGTCTCTAGATCGGCTTCTATGTTTTGAAACTGTAGATAGGTCGCCATGCTCACGGCTGATCGGCAAACCACTTCCGCGGCTTCATAATCACCCTCGAACACGATCACGATCTCCCGATCCGGGATTTTGAACCCCATTAGTAAGTGGTCCAAGCGGGCAGAGTGCCCGACTGAAGGCTCATATTAGCCGTATAGTTCAACGCACCCGAGGCGTCCCGGGAGTAATTAAACGACTCCACAACCATCTCGGCCTCAAGTTTTGGATAGCCACTAGTCGAGCCGATAGGGCCCCAAGTGACGGTCCTCGTTCCGCTGAGTACCTTGAACACGTCGTGCGACATATTGCTCGCAAAATTCGCCGTACCGTTTAGGGTCATCGTGAGATCCGCAAGTAATGGGATCCGCTCCTCTGCGCTCTTGTCGATACCTGTCACGACCGCGAGATCCTGACCCTGATCATTAGTGAGCGAATTCACATCGCCGCTAATGTTCCGGGCCGTCCCGCCTGAATCGTCGACGCTTATAATCGAGCCAATCCCTGATGTTTTCGCCATATTCCTATTCTCCTATTCTCGGGATTTTTCCCGTTATAACCTTGCTACCGTTAACACGAAGGAACACACTGTGAAAACCCCCGTCGTTGTCACTCTTAAATATCTGTCAACCGTCGTCGCGCCGGTGTCCCTCACGATCTCACTCGTGCGATCTGTTGCCGCTGTAAAAGTCAGCAAATCTGCCCAGACTGTATCGTCGGGCGAGTCCTGCACCTTTACCGTCGCGCTCGTACCCGTGAGGGTCTCCACTTGAAGGACTGCAACCGCCCCGGCGGTCGTACTGCTCCCGTTATCAACCGAGGCCGAATTCGTCGCGCTCGTATCTGTTTGTTTTGGGCCGTCGGTGAGCAATACGCCCCAACTGAGCCCGTACCCGTCGGCTGCCTCATAGCTGACCGAGGTCGCCACTGCGTTACCCGGGGCGCGGTCGATCGTATAGGTCGCCTGTTTTGCTGCGAATCCGCACGCGGGATCGCCCCGGTCGGTCCCCATTGAGATCACCACGTTTTGATCGGTGGTCGGTAGTGCGCCGCTGTTGCTTGAATAAAGCGCATGACTGCGCCCGGCTGCATTGTCAAAAAATCCATTAACCGAGATACTCGCGTCGCCGACTCCCGGGATCCTCGCCCTCGCCGAGTTTGCTAACGCGGTAACGTCGAGCAACTCCTGAGAACTGCCGACCCCTGCGAGTGCGCTCACGTCGGTATTGAGATCGTATCCCGAGGCGTATAACCTCACGCCGATCCCTGATTGCTTAGCCATTGTTGATCTCCCCTTGGTCGTCTACTTCTGCGATCTTTCCGCCCTTGATCAGTTGCTTAATAGTTGAAGCCTTGACCTCCTTCGGAAAATCAAAATTTTTCCCGGGTTCGTAATACTCGTCGACGTAAGTAATCCCGACGATCGCCCGGTATTTACCGACGTCGAGAAACGTCCCATCGTCTTTTCTTTTTTTCGGACTCATGGCGTGATCGTTTCCTCTCCGTATATATCCACAAATAGCGGGATCGTGAGTACCCGGAACGGGGTCCCGCCTATTACTTCGATCGCTACTGACGCAGTCCCGGGGGTCGAGTTCTGAGCGTTACCACTGAGCAACGTATCTCCCCTTAGTGCTGTTTTTATGCTGACGATCGCGTCATAGATCTCTAGTTCTATTGACTCCCTCACCGTCGGGCTGAGTTGCTGCCGGAAATATGTTTGGATCGTCAGTTCTAGCGTCGTGCTCGCGTCCGCTAGCGTTGTGAAGTCCTCC